CGGCTGAATCAACCACCACCACACAAGTGTGACCGTAGGAACTGAAGTGGAACGTAAATACACATGGCGGCGTTGACCGTCATCTAACGGAAGGGGCGGGGAGTGACAGTCGAACTACTCCCCGCTCCCCCGCACGTCACTGGCCCTAGTTGGCGTAAAACCGTTGAGGGTTCCTGGTATCTGCCCGAGAAAACCCTTGGCTGGGGTGTGCTGAACTGGTGGGCTAGTTACGTTAAGACCCCCGGCGGTGAACATGCGGGTGAGGCGTTCATGCCCACTTTGGAGCAGGCCCGGTGGGTGTTGTGGTGGTACGCGGTCGATAACAAGGGCCGGTACTGCTACCGCAACGGTGTGCTGCGCCGACTGAAGGGTTGGGGTAAGGACCCGTTGGCTGCTGCGTTGGCTTTGGTGGAGCTTTGTGGCCCTGTGGCTTTCGCAGGTTTTGACCTCAAGGGTGAACCTTTGGGTAAGGCCCGTCACGCCGCCTGGGTGCAGATCGTTGCCGTGTCCCAGGAGCAGACGAAGAACACCATGTCGCTGTTCCCGGTGATGGTTTCCGCGAAGCTCAAAGAGGATTACAACCTAGAGGTCAACAAGACGATCATCTACTCCGAGATAGGTGGCCGCATCGAGTCGGTTACTTCGTCCCCGCATTCGATGGAGGGCAACCGTCCCACCCTGGTGATCCGTAACGAGACTCAGTGGTGGGTGGAAGCTGTTCAGGGGCACCAGCTTGCAGGTGTCATTGAGGGTAACGTCACGAAGATTCAGGGTGCCCGCACCTTGTCGATCTGTAACGCCCACATCCCCGGTGAGGACTCCGTTGCCGAGCGTGACTATGACGCTTGGCAGGCTGTCCAGTCGGGTCAGGCTGTGGACGTTGGCACCTTGTATGACGCTTTGGAGGCACCGGCTGACACCCCGGTGTCGGAGATTCCTTCCGAGAAGGAAGACCCCGAGGGTTATCTGGCTGGGGTTCAGAAGTTGCGTGAGGGCATTCTGATTGCCCGTGGGGATTCTGTGTGGCTTCCTGTGGATGCCATTGTGGAGTCCGTTCTGGATGTGAAGAACCCTGTCACTGAGTCGCGCCGCAAGTTTTTGAATCAGGTCAACGCATCTGAGGACAGTTGGATCGCCCCGTATGAGTGGGATGCGGTTGCTGTGCCCGAGGCCGCGTTGTCGAAGGGCGACAAGATCACGTTGGGGTTCGACGGGTCTAAGAGCAATGACTGGACTGCTTTGGTTGCGTGCCGGGTTGAGGACGGTTGCTTGTTTCTCATTAAGGCGTGGAACCCGGCGAAGTACCCGAATGAGCAGGTTCCGCGTGAGGATGTGGATGCCACGGTTCGTTCGTGTTTCGAGCGGTTCGATGTTGTTGCTTTCCGCGCTGACGTTAAAGAGTTTGAGGCGTATGTGGATCAGTGGTCTAGGGATTTCAAGAAGCGCATGAAGGTTAACGCTTCCCCGGCTTCCCCTATCGCTTTCGATATGCGGGGGAATCAGAAGCGGTTCGCGTTGGATTGCGAGCGGTTCTTAGACAGTGTGTTGGAGCAGGAGTTGTCTCACAACGGTGATGTGACGTTGCGGCAGCATGTCCTTCATGCCCGCCGGCACCCCACGATTTATGACGCGGTGAGTATCAGGAAAGCCTCGAAGGATTCATCGAAAAAGATTGACGCGGCTGTGTGCGCTGTGTTGGCGTTCGGCGGGAGACAGGATTACTTAATGTCAAAGAGGAATCGGAGTAGACGAGTGGCGGTGATTCACTAGTGGCTACCGAGGATTTAGAGAAGCAGCGCGACGAAATGCTCAACCTGTTTGAAGAACGGCAGGCTGGGCTGAAAGACGCTAAGGCGTATTACGATTCCGAAAGACGCCCTGACGCTGTGGGTATCGCTGTCCCGCCCGAAATGCGTAACTTGTTGGCACATGTTGGGTATCCCCGCCTGTATGTTGATGCGATTGCGGAACGCCAGGAGGTTGAGGGTTTCCGCATGGGTGCCTCTGATGAGGCTGATGAGGAACTGTGGGATTGGTGGCAGGCCAACAACCTTGATATTGAGGCCACGTTGGGGCATACGGATGCCCTGATCTATGGGACTTCGTATATCACTGTTGCTGCCCCTGACCCGGCTGTCGATGTGAATGTTGATCCTACGATTCCTATGATTCGTGTGGAGCCTCCGACTTCTTTGACTGCGGTGATTGATACGCGGACCCGTGAGGTTACCGAGGCGATTCGTGCGGTGTATGACGATGAGCAGTCCGAGATTATTGCTTGCACGTTGTACCTTCCGGATCAGTCGGTGCAGTGGGTTCGGGATCAGGGTGTTTGGAAGATTTTCTCCCGTGTGAATCACGGGATGATGATGGTTCCGGTTATCCCGTTGGCTAACCGCACCCGGCTGTCTGATTTGTATGGTAGCAGCGAGATTACGCCTGAGCTTCGCTCTGTTACTGATGCTGCCGCCCGCATTATGATGGACATGCAGGGGACGGCTGAGATTATGGCGATCCCGCAAAGGATGTTGTTCGGTGTTAAACCGGAGGACTTGGGGATCGACCCGAATACGGGTGAGAAGCTGTATGACGCTTATCTCGCCAGAATATTAGGATTTGAGGACCCCGATGCCAAGGCGCAACAGTTCAGTGCTGCGGAGTTACGCAACTTTGTTGACGCTTTGGATGCTTTGGATCGGAAGGCTGCTGCATATACCGGGTTGCCGCCCCAATATCTTTCCTTCTCATCTGAGAACCCTGCTTCTGCTGAGGCAATTAAGTCCTCTGAGTCGCGGCTAGTTAAGAAGTGCGAGCGTAAGAACAAGATTTTTGGTGGTGCTTGGGAGCAGGCCATGAGGGTTGCTTACAAAGCCATTAAGGGTGACGAGATTCCACCTGACATGTTCCGCATGGAAACGGTGTGGCGTGACCCGTCTACTCCGACGTATGCGGCTAAGGCTGATGCTGCTGCGAAGTTGTTCGCTAATGGCATGGGGATCATCCCGAAGGAGCAGGCCCGTATCGACCTTGGGTATTCGATTACTCAGCGTGAGGAAATGCGTGCGTGGGATGAGGAAGATAACCCTATGGGCCAGTTGACCCAGTTGTATGGCCCTCCGAGGGCTGTGCCGTCTGCCCCTGATGAGGGGGTGGTGGCTGGGTGACACCTGAGCAGTACGCGGTTCTTCAGGCTGCTATCTCTGCGGCTGCCGCCTCGTATGCCGCCCAGTTCGCCGCTTTGTTCGTGGCCCCAGCGATTTCTGCTGTGGAGTGGATTCGTTTGTTGCAGTTGACGTATCCGACTGTGCAGACGTTCAGGGAGCGTTCGGCTGTGCTTGCCCGAGATTTTTATGATGGTCAGCGGTCAGAGTTTCATCCTGAGCTACCGCGCCACGATAGGGCGTTGGAGACTTACGAGTTCGAGTGGTTCGTGGAGAACATGGAGCCGGTTCGTAAGAAGTTCACCGCACCTAACGCACCGCAGTCTGTGGTTGCCCAGTTCTCACTTCAGTTCGTGAAAGAGGTTGAGAACGCCGGCAGGAAGCAGATCATTCACGCCGTCGAGGACGACGATGTTGTTGAAGAAAAGGTGAAGAAGGAGAAAAAGCAGAAGTCACCTTTTCTCCGGAAGTCGGGCAAACGCCCGGTTCTGGGCTGGGCCAGGGTTGCTACAGGGCGCGAAACATGCGCTTTCTGTTTGGCTTTAATCTCGCGTGAGCCGGTTTACAAGTCGGCTAAGACGGGTGGCTCGAAGTTCGACAACGAAACCACTGTCGCCGCTATCAAGGAGGGTGTACCTCCTGATGAGTGGATGAGGGAGTGGCACACGGGTTGCGATTGCATGGTTGTGCCGGTGTATGACCTTGAGAACTGGGTTGGTAAAGAGGCCCAGGAGCGTGCGTTGGAGTTGTGGAATGACGCTACCGATGATGCTGACGAGTTCATTGAGGCTAATCCTGGCCGGGTCCATAAGACCGGTAAGAAGAAGGGTCAGCCGTACACCTACAACGAAGAAGTGATGTTGGCTTTGCGCCGCAAGCTTGATAGCGGCGCTATCAGTTCCCAGGAATGGGCAGCACTACAGGCTGCCTAGGTAAGTCCCGCCAGACCCTTGATGGGTCTTTTCACATCCCCAGGAGGGAAAAATTGTCCGACGAAACCGTTACTACTGACGCTGCCCCGGCCCAGGAGGTCCCGAAGCCTGCCGCTCCCGAGGTTTTCTCGAAGGAGTATGTGCAGGAGCTTCGGAATGAGGCCGCTAAATATCGCACTGATAAAAACAATGCGGTTGAAGCTGCCCGAGCAGAGGTCATCAAGGATTACGAGTCCAAGTTGTCTGAGCGGGAGTCCGCGTTCAGCAAGTTGCAGGGCGAGTTGTCCGACAGGGCGCTTGAACTGTTGAAGTTGAAGGCGGTTGTGTCTGCCGGCATTTCATCTGAGGACGCTTTGGATGTTGTGTCTTTGGTGCAGGGTTCCGATGAGGAATCTGTGTCAGAGAGTGTTTCGCGTGTCAAGTCGCTGATCGGTAAGAATCCTCCGAAGGATCGTCCGATTGATCCATCACAGGGCACGGGCAATCAGTTGCCGTTGAACGGTGATCCGCTGCTGGAAACAGTACGCCGGATCGTCGGTGCCAAATAACTAAGAAAGAGAGTTAGCCAAATGGCTGGTTACGTTACTCCGGATACCGTTGCTAAGACAACGGATACCATGTTTTCGGGTTACCTTGACCCGGTTGTTTCACAGGACTACTTCACTGAGATTGAGAAGGTGTCCATTGTTCAGCAGATCGCCCGTAAAATTCCTATGGGACCTACCGGCGTTCGGATTCCTCACTGGTCCGGTGATGTTACCGCTAAGTGGGTTGCTGAGGGTGAGCAGAAGCCTGTCACCAAGGGCGACTTCACCAAGCAGGATATCGCCCCGTACAAGATTGCCACGATCTTTGCGGCAAGCTCCGAGGTTGTGCGTGCGAACCCGCTGAACTACCTCAACACCATGAGGGTCAAGGTCGCTGAGGCTATCGCCCTGGCGTTCGACACCGCTGTTCTTGGTGGCGACGGCCCGTTCGGTAACAGCGTTGCTGACACCGACAAAGAGGTCGATCTGGGCGACAACGCCTACGCAGCCCTTAACAATGGTTTGCAGCTTCTTCTGGATGACGGCAAGAAATGGACCGGGACGCTTTTCGACAACCTGGCCGAGCCGATCCTGAATGGTTCGGTCGATCAGATTGGCCGTCCGCTGTTCATTGAGGCCACCTACACGGATATCAACGCCCCGTTCCGTTCGGGCCGTGTCCTGGGACGCCCCACTTACATCTCGGATCACGTCGCTGAC